TTAATTTTCAACCCTCTCTAGTTTATTCATCATATCTTTGGCCATCTGATCAGTAACATGAGTGTATATCTCTAGTGTAGTTTTATAGTCTGAGTGGCCTACACGGTCTTGTATAGCTTTTAGGTTAATCCCTAATTGCGCAAGTGTGGATATATGCGTGTGACGTAATGTGTGAGTTGTAACACGTTTCTTTATTGAACTAATCTCAGTAGCCTCTTTAATAATGCTATTCACTTTGTTTAAGTCTATAGGACTACCAGCTGTATTAGTGAATACATATCCTCTATCAATAAAATCTTCATTCCACTGGTTTTCTTTCTTATTATCCAAAATAAGTGTTTTAAGTAGGTTGATACTTTGGGTAGTTAGTCCTATTGTTCTATAACTTTTACTTGTTTTAGTAGTTTCTTTTACTCCGAATGCTCCCGTTTCTTTATCAGTTACCCAATTAATTGTACCGTTGATATCTAGAGTTTTATCTTCATAGTTTATATTGTCTGATTTAATAGCAAGTAGTTCGCCGATACGCATGCCATTGGCAATTTGAAACTGTACTATAGCTTTAACCATGTTGTAATTACGTTTGCGAGATAAATGGTTTTTATGCTTAATTAAATAGTCGAAACAATCCAACAACTCTTTAACTTCGCTATCTTCTAAATAATTGTTTCGTTTAGCTTGTAGCTCATCTCTAGTTTTAGATTTTTTAGGGATATCAATTTTATCTAGTACACTTATATCTTGTAGATCATAGTATTTAAACGCATATTTGAACACAGAACGAATAATGATAACTAGTGATTGAACATGACCTTTACTATGTAATTTAGCCCACTCGTTAATAATATCTTGTAGGTATGTATGTGTGATATTGTTTATCAGCACTTCTTTATCAATAGCATTTTTAACTGTGTTAGTATTACTTACCTTTTCTTTGATTGTTGTAGCCTTTGAACCAGAATGATTTTTATAGTACTCTAACCACTCATCACATGCAGCATGGAAAGTTAGTGACTTAAGTGTAGTAGGTGTCTTATCGTTCAACTTCGCCTCTATACGCTCATTTAAGCGCTTTTGAGCCTCTTTTTGTGACTGCTTACCATTCTTATTAAGTACCACGCTAACACGTCGCCATTTGTTTGTGAGAGGGTCTTTATACTTCTCATAATAGCGATATTTAGTTTCACCATGTTTATTGGTAAATTTCTCATGCCACATGTGAGTGAGCCTCCTTTTATTTAGTCTTGTGGTCCATATTGATTTTCGATAACCTGTTTAAATTGTTGAGAAGCCTGTTTTTGAATTCTAATACTTTCTTCATCACTAATTAGGCCATTTTCATTATCTTCTATTGCTTGTTGCTCAATTTGAGTTTTTTGATTCAAGGCATCAGCAACATCTCCTTTTATAAATTGCTCTGGTATTTCTGAATTTTTAGGTAGTTTTACGTTTTCTTGCTGATTATAAGTATTAACTTGTTGATTTTGCTGAGGTACTTGTTCTTGATTAGATTGTTGTGTTTGTTGTTGCGATTGAACTTGTTCATTTGTAGCAGTTTCTTGTGTGTCTTGTTCTTCGGTAGAATTATCTTCTTGTGTAGAGTTATTATCTTCATTTTCTTGATATTTCTTTTCTTCTTTAGTTTTCTTATCTCGTTTATTGTCAGTTTTCTTTTCAGTAGTGCTTTCTGACTTTTTATTTTCATTCTCCTTAGTGTTATCTTGGCTACATGCACTTAACACTAGTATAGCTGCAAATAATGCACCTAATAATCTTTTCATATGTACTCTCCTTTAATTTAAATAAGGGTAGATAACTACCCTGAAGGTTATTTATCTAAATGGTCAACTGCATATTGCGCTTCTTCTTCGGTGAATTTTTCACCTACATCAGAAGTTAATTGATTGTAGACTGCATCTTTAGACATATTCTGTTGTTCGACATAATCATTAGCTTTTTTCTTAGCATTTTCTTTATAGTTAGCTTTCAAATGTTGAATGGCATAATTAGCATCTTTTTCTTCAAACTTTTCACCTGCATCAGATGTTAATTGGTCATATATTCCTTGTTTTGACATGTGCATAGTATCTGAATAAATTTTTGCTTTGTTAAGTGCTGCTCTTTCTTGTGATGTTGCATTACTGTCGTTATTAGAAGTATTATTTGTCATGTTACCACCTATACTAGCAGTACAAGCAGAAATGCCTATTATTATTAGTATAAATAAGATTAGACAACCACCACAGCCAAAAAGCCACCCCTTTTTACGTTTTTTCTTTTTTTCTTCTTCTTGACGTTTTTGGTATTCTTGAAATTGTTGAAACTGTCTTTCTTCTTGACTATTATTAAATTTTTCTTCCATTAGCTTTCTCCTTAATGTAGATTAAGTCTTTATATTCATTCTTCTATGATGCGATAGACATTGTTCGATAGAACCACCACCTTTATTGATATATATTAATGCTTAATAAAACTCTTATACTATATTTGAGTGAGTATCCTAATTATTATCGATCAATGAATTATCATTTGTAATTTTTTTCTCTAATTGACTTAAGTTATCTAGAAGTTTTTTGTATTCTTTATGATTTATAAAATCTGCTAAATGGGTCTCTATTTCAAATTCAGTATATGCGTCTTTTTTATGAGATATATCTTTAATTCTTTCTTTAGTTTCCGTAATTTGTAATACCAAATTCTTAATATAAATATTAGGATAATCTAAAGTAATTTGTACTAATAAATTATAAATAAACTCAGAAAGATAAAGTTGAACATGTAACTTAGAAAAATCTTCATTAAGTAACAAATACACTCCATGTTGATAAAATGAAAATCTTTTATCAGACACTAAGGCGCATAAATCTTTTGTTAAAGTAGTGATATCGTAACCAGCATTTTCAAATAACAAATCTAATAATTCAGCGGTTTTTATAGAGTAATTATTGTATTCAGAATACAGTAAATAATACTTTAAAAATCTTTCGAAGTTGTCCATAATTTCATTTTTCATACTTACAGTATTAATATTATCATGAATATCTTTATAAGTTACTTTAACTCCATATAATAAATAATTTACAGACACATTACCTATATCAGCTATTTCTTTTAAGCGTTTTGCACTAGGAATAGATACACCTTTTTCCCATCTACTAACTATACTGTCTGATATATTTTTATCTTCTTTAAGATTTTTAGATATTAATTCTCCAAATTCTCTTAGATTTTTACTTTTATTTAAACGAATATTTTTAATCCTTTTTCCTACTTCTAACTTATCGATATCCATTATTTTCCTCCTAAGATAATTATAATCTACAAAAAACTTACGTAAACCGACGTAAAACTATTGTTTTTCATTTTCTCTTTTGTTATATTATACATACAGACGAATTCCGACGTCTAGGGAAGAGGTGAAAGTTAATGAACAAAGTTTTAGGTTACAGGAAAATGTTAGGCAAGACACAACAACAGATGGCTAAAGAATTAAATATTTCGGAACAATCTTATAGAAACAGAGAGAAAGGAAAAATCAATTTTAAGAAAAATGAAATGATTAAATTTAAAATTATGTTATTGGAAAAAGGTTTAAAAGATATTACATTAGATGATATTTTTTTTAGTTAATTACCGACGTAAAACTACGCTAAAGGAGTTTTTCTATGCCATATGTTAATTTACAAAATCTACCAACTAAAGAAAATGTAGTGACTGAACCTAATCAAGTAGTAGTAAAGCCGATTATGGCGAAACCTAATGCTATCGCTAAACTATTTGGTATTTCATACAGTTCGGTTAATCGTATTCTTAAAGAATATGATAAAGATAACAAAGGTATTGATGATTTGTATTATTCATTGTCATCAACAATGACGGTCATTAGTATTCCACGATTTGAAGAATACATGAAACAACGTCATAAAGATTGGATGTAAAAAGGAGCGCATAATATGAAAGTACATTTTCTATACATCGGGAGTATTATTTTAACGACTTTGTCAGCTGCTTTAATATTTGATATTTTTATAGCCTTTGCAATTTTTATTTTTGCATCGGTATATGGATTGTTTTTGGAGGTTGAATAGATGGATAATGATCAGTTAAAAGTAATTAAAGAAGTTTACGAGATAATAGAAAGTTCAATTAATGATGAACGTCGTGAATATGTTCATAAAGTAAGTGACGGTAGCGAAGAGTGGGAAGAAACATACAATCGCGAAGAGCAATTGCAATTTATATGCGAATTAGTATTACAAAAAATAGAAAATAATTTCGATTATGAAGAGGAGAATATAAATGAGTTGGGAAATTAGAAAATTAATGTGCGATATAGAGGTAGTAAAAGAAAAAATTGATGATGTAATTACGTCTTTCGCATGGTTTGATGAAGAATATTTCACTCATGAACCTAAACATGTATTAAGTAAAGATGAAATTTTAGCTCATGGATATAGATACCATGAACATAGAATACAAAATACACAAACAATTGACTTAATGTGTATGTACTTAAAAGAGTTTGATAGCTTATTAGAGCGATTTATAGAATTAGATAAAAAAGATGCACTATCTGTTACAAGCGACCAAACTGAAACAGATAATGCATAGATTGAATAAATTAATAACAGAGTAATTTAGAAATTACACATATTAATTATAACATCACCGTTCTGTTATTTCACTAGAGGTGTAAAGATTGAATGAAATTAAATTAGAATATGATACCCAAGTTTCAGTGATTTGGTATGAAAGTTTGGATTCAAGATCTTTTAAACAGTTTTCGCAGCCTAAATGGAGTGAGTTAGTTAATAGATTATCTATACCACAAAATAATACTAATAAATATGCTCGTGGTGTTGCTGTTTATGGTGATATAAAAGACGATACTGATGAAAATGGTAATGAATATAAGAAATATCGTAAAGACGAAAATGTTATTTATCGTGATGTCCTAGTGCTGGACTACGATAATATACCTAAGTTGAGATTATTACATGACGCAATAACAGACACTTTAAAAGGTGCTTCATGGATGTATCACACAACTTTTAACCATCGGACAGAAAACCCTAGAATACGCTTGTATACACCTTTGAATGAGCATATAAGTGAAGATGAGTACCGCAAATATACAAAAGTGTTAGCGAATAAGATAGGTCATCCAGTAGATGAGGGAAGTTTTCAACCTAGTAGAGCGATGGCATTGCCAGTTTATATAAAAGGTAAATATCCGTTCTTACATCAATATAATGATGCTCCCATTTTGAATGTTGAAATGCTTGAAGAATGGTCAAAAGAATCGAATATACAAACAGATAAATCAACTATAACTAACTTTAATAAACGTGATGATAACTATTGGCGTGATATTAGTTTTTCAGTAGCAAAAGGCAATCGTAATAATTCTTTAGCTAGTCTAATAGGACATTTGTTTAGCCGACATGTTAATGAATATATTGTATACTCGTATGCTTTGCTATGGGGACAAAATGCGTGTAATCCACCATTAAAAGAACGTGAAATTAACGCTACATTTCAATCCATTCTAAAGAAACATCGTAACAAGTAGAAAGGGGGAAGTATATGGAATTAACAAAAGATGATATTCTTCACGAAATTGAGAAAACTAAGCAAGAAAAAGACGCTATTCAAGAAGTTATTCCCAAAGGTTATGAAATTGAGCAACATCAAAATGGTGTGGCACTCTATCAAATTATTCCTAGTAAAAAAGATGGAGAACCAGATAAAAAGATATTTATTACTAATACGATTCCCCAAATTACTGAACGTTTTGAAGATATTGAGAGTAATGAAGTAAGTTACAATATGCTTTTTTATGATAATCAAATACCGGTGAATCTAGGAGTAAGCGCTGAAGAGATAGCTGATAGTCGTCAATTACTGAAGTTGGTTAATAGGAAGTTTGATGTAACGTCTACCACTTCAACTAGGTTGGTTGATTATATAAATAAATCTAAAAGGTACAATCCCCCAGTAAACATTAAAGTAGCTACTCGATTAGGTCATGTTAAAGGATACTTTATTTATCCATATAAAGAAGAAATGAAAAATAGAAATATTAAGTTGTTTAATAATGACAAAGGCTTTCAAAAGTTAATTGATTCTTTCCAGAGTAAAGGAACACTGGAAAGCTATTCCGAGCATGTATTTTCAAAGGTTAAAAGTTTGCCAATGGTTATGGTCATGTTATATGCATCATTAGGTTCCGTACTATTGCGTGAATTTGAATTGCAGCCTTTTATTGTAGAAATATCGGGCAGTACATCTACGGGAAAAACGTTCACACTTAATTTAGTTTCAAGTGTGTGGGGGACAAGTAATCTTATTACTACTTGGAGTTCAACTAATAATAGTATTGAGGCAATGGCATCATTCTTAAATTCGTTTCCAATGTTTAAAGATGATACACGCAATACACACCCCAAATTCGTAGCTAATGCAACTTACAATTTCTCGAGTGGTGAAAGTAAATCAAGAAGTAATATCAATTTAACACTTAATGCCAAAAAGGAATGGCGGAACATCTTACTTTCTACAGGCGAGGCATCTATTTCTAATATGGCAGATGAAAAAGCTGGTGTTTCTGCCCGTGTCGTAACGTTACAGGATCAACCATACCCAGATAATTTTGATTTCACTACATTAGATAAGGCATTTCGAGATAATTATGGAACGCTAGGAAAAGTATTCATCAAACAATATCAATCTAAGCAAGAATCATATAAAAATGCATTTGAAAGTTATCAACGTTACTTTAATCAAAAAGGGAGTAACGAAATCATGCAACGACTAGGACATGCATTCGCGTTGTTACAGGTTAGTGGTGAAATACTAAATGATATTGAGGGATTTGAACACGATCATTTTAAAATCATTGAACAAGCTTATAATAGCATGGTTAGAAATAATAAAACGATTGATAAACCTAAGCAACTGTTAGAGGAATTACTTCAATATTTAGATGCGAATAGAAATAATATTGCCGGTGAAGGTTATAGTTCAGTCAAAAACGGTGATATCAAAGCTATATATAAACGTGATTATTTATGTATCTTGGGTGAAACAGTAAAAGAGAAGTTGAGATATGAAATGCAGACTATTACAGGGCAGTGGGATAAAAAAGGTTATTTAATAAAAGGTGAAAAAGATAGATTACAAAAGCAGGTTAAACATGAAACAGTGAAGTATAGGGGTTTTGCTATAAGACAAGAAGTACTAGAAGAATTGGGCTTTGATTTTTCTAATTCATATAATCCTAATTCTGATTATTGATAAGTACCCATAAGTACCCGTTGAGTACCCACAAATAAATACAAAACGGGTACTCAATAAATATAGTGATATCAAGTGTTTGTAGTCGATAGTACCCGAAGTACCCATTGTTAATTAATGACATTTAATTAAAGTGAGTTGTTTATAAGAGTATTCATATAATACAGGTTTCCTATTATAAAAAATACGGGTACAACGGGTACTAAATTCATTAAATGCAGCAGTAACAAGAGTTTGAGAGTACCCAGATATAAAAATTAAGTGGGGACTCACTGGGGACTAGTACCCACTTTGAAAAAATATTAAAAAAGTTTTGGAGGTTACACATGGATAAAGAGCAACTTAAACAGCATATGTACGATTATGTAAAAGAACATAAGGAAATTCCTATTTATCAGTTAGAAGATTTATTTAAAGAGTTAGATCATGACTATAAAGGTAAAGCGAGTGTTACAAATGAGCATGATAAAAATATCGTTTTTTGGAGTGGTTGGAATAAGCTCACAATGTATGCGTTGATTGAGTTAGTTAAGGGAGAACATCTTGATCTAATTTATAGAGCTAGCTATGTCATGCGCTATTTGTTAGATGGTAGAGTTCCAAGTTTACCATTAGCTATTACTTACCCAGAATATGGACAACAAACTGAAGTACCTTCATGGGTACCTATGTTACTGAGAGTGACTAAATAAGGAGTGAATGAATATGAATATAGAAATCATCGCAAATCAATTTGAAACAAGAGCAGCTACGTTATTAAGGTACTACACAGGATTGTTAGAGAGCAGTAGAGATAACCACTTCGCTTTTAAAATATATAATGATCCATTTGATATGGTTTATGTGATGATGAACGGGAAGTTATTCGGTCATGTATATATTAAAGATTGCAAAGTAAGAAATTCATTCGAATTAGCGTCTAGTAAGCACACAGAGAGGCTAATAAGAAGTATTGAGGGATATTATAACGGTTTTGAAATACACGATGATAAGCACCTATCTATTAGTGATATGATGGCAAGACAATTATTCGAAGATGAATATTTCATGTATGGATTGGAGACATTCGCAGAAAGTAATAACACAGATATGTTCACTTATATTGAGGGTGGATTAAATGTTGAAGAACTTGAGGGTGTTCAGTCTAGTAATGCTGATGTGATAGGTAATATCGAAATATTATATCAATTAGCTACTGGGATTAATGAACCTGCAAGTGAGCTAGTTGAGAGCTTGAAATTGGTTACTGCATTTGTACAAGATGAGAACGCTACACAAGACGATTACAAGACGTTAGAGCGTAAGTTAAGTGAGTTGAAAACATCCTATTACAGTGTGAGTAAATAGGTAATAAGGGGTCACATGTAGTGTGTGGCTCCTATATAAAAACTAAAAAAAGCTAAGTGCTTAATTTTCGTGAGGGGGTTAAAACGCAAATTTAACAGAACATACGTTCTTTAATTGTAGTGTGTGAAAGTGTATGAAAAACACTTATAAAAGTTGTTATTTCAATGTTTATTAGGGTTGTTAAGCATAAAATAAAATGAGTTAAAACAAGAACATAAGTTTGTGTTTTAAGTGTAAATTTAGTATAATATAGTTAGTAATAATTCTCTTTTCAAAAGTAAAAATTGCTCCTTTTTACATTTTTATTACGTGTAACGTCCATCGAGAGAAAAAATGGAGGTTATAACCGTGAAAACAATTGAAAAAGAAAAAACAAAGGTACCAAACGAATATTTAAGAATTTTTGATACTATTCAGAACTCAACAGATAAGTATATAACTAAGTCCAAGATACTTAACTTAATGGGGTGTGAATATAACTCAACTAATGAAAGATGGTTAAGAAATGCTATTAGTAAGCTGATTGATGATTATGGTTACCCGATTGGGTGCAGCTATAAAAAGAACGAACGTGGTTACTATATCATCACTACTAATCAAGAAAAGCACCAAGCAATGCAAAGTCTTAAGAAGTTAGCAGACGGTAGTATGAGACGCTATGAGGCTTTAAAACGTATCGAATTATAAAATTAAAACGAAAGAGGTTTATATATGTACAATACAAACGCAGCCAAAACAGGAAGTGCTTACGACGTACTTTTTAATGATCGAAAATACAAAGATTTATTGGATAAAGTAGATGAATTTTTAGAAGAAACATTTATTATGTATCAACGTGGGTATAGATTAGATGCGATTGATGAGAAACAAAAACCGAAAGTAACTCAAATTGAAAATGAATTTAAACAATTTGCTAGTGATAAGATTAAGAATATTGAAAGTAGATTAGAAGAAATCGAAAAGGAATCGACAACCGAAAATATTTCAAACCCACAAGCTGAATTAATTAATAGACAAAATTTAAAAGCTCGACTTTCTTTTTACGATAACTCAGAAATCATTGAGTATGTCAGAAATGCTGACCCTAAAGAGATAGGTGTATATGAATTAAGTTTATTACAAAATATTTATGAGAATCGTTTTTCTGAAAATGAGCAAGGGCAAATTTCAGGTACTTTCACACAATTAAAACGAATGGTTTTACACCCGTATGAAAATAATGAAGAATATAACGATTTAGCATATCAATATAATATTTTAAGACAAATCGGTATGGAGAACAGAGGTTCAGTCATTAACAAAGATAAAGATGGTTACGTTGTTATCAAACCATTGGCAGACAGATATAACGAGCAATTAAAATATGCTAAAGCTAAAAAAGATGGTGCAAGAAAGCAAGCCTACGCTTATAGACAATAAAACATTACTCAAATGCCTATCCTTTATTGGGTAGGCTCATTCTATATAATGGGGGTATCATTGTGGACGAAAATATTAGTGCACCATATCAACAAACAAAAATCTCAGAATATGAGTTGTTGACCAAATACAATCCAAAGTATATCAATTCTAAAATTAAATTAGCCCAGTCACATATAAGTGAAATGTACCACTTAAGCACTTCGATAACGACATGTGACGATATTATGGGAGTGATTTCTGTCTCATATCCAGTTGATAAACTTGTGATATGGATTTGTGAAAAGAAAGCTGATTTGAAACGATTTAAAAAGGATTCATCGGTACGTCTATCCTTATTAAAGCAGGTGCTAAATACCTATACAAAAGAAGAACAACAGCAGGTGGTTAGATACATGCAATCACATGGACGTATAAAAGAACACAGGCTCATTGAACGTTTGCAGGTAGATTTGTTCAACGTGGGTCATGGTAAGCCTTTAACAAAGGCTAGTGAGCCGCAACAAGCTATGGTGGTGTGATTATGTTTGTTGGTGATAAAGAGACGCTTAAAACATTTATATTAAACTATCATAATTACGTGAATGATGTTGAGAAAGAGGTTTCTGCTGATGATTTCTTTATGTTGAATGATGATGTTGAGTTATATTCATCGGAAATTACACATACTGATAACCATATTTACATGAATGAGCTAGAGATATTAGTAGACCGTATTTGTACGCAAAGAGAATTGATTTTGTTTTTACTTTTGCGTAGTGGACGATCCAGCAAAGATATAGCACAAATTTTTGAATTATCTGTGAACAGAATCAATCAACTTACTAATCAATTAATAGATAAAATTATAGAAAATAAGGAGTGGTTAAATGGATAAATTAACGCCCAAACAAGAGCGTTTTGCGAATGAGTATATTAAGACACTCAATGTTACCCAAAGCGCTATAAAGGCAGGATATAGCCCTAATAGTGCACATGTAACGGGTAGTAGGTTGCTGCGCAAAGAGAAAGTGGACGAATACATTAAAAGTAAGAAAGATGAGATAATGGACGATACCATTTTATCTGCAAAAGAAATATTATACTTACTTACTAAATCGGCTATTGGTGATGAGACAGATACTAAAGAGGTTGTGGTTAAGAAAGGGACATTCCAACGTAATCCAGACACTGGACGCATGAACCTTGTGTATAATGAGCATGTGGAAACGGTAGACGTACCTATTAAGCCTAGCGATCGTTTAAAAGCTCGTGATTTACTAGGTCGTTACCATAGTATATTTACAGATAAAGTAGAGATGAGCATGGTTGTACCTACGTTTATTGATGATATAGGTACCAATGAGGACTGATAATCGCCGATAAATTAAATATGATTAGCATTGAAGATATGTATAACAGAGCTATGGCGATAAAGAAATGTTCAGTCATCTATTACGATGATCTTATGAATGATAAAGAGCGTGCAGTGTGGCATACGTTGAGTAAAACACAAAAAGGTTTAGGAGTAATACTACCGTTTAACTTAATGATTGCTAGAAACCGTGTAGATAGACGCATAGTACCATCTATAAAATTGAATGATGATAGGATATTTATTTATCCGAATAGATAGCGTTGGGCTTATTTACGATACGGTTGATGTGAAAATGGTTGTACCTACGTTTATTGATGATATAGGGAGATTTGAGGAGTGATAAAAAAGATTAGCTCAGCACTTCTAAATTATTTTGTTATCTTTTTTATGATAATTATATTGAATGATATATATTATACTTGACAAGTATAGTATTATTGAATTGAGGTAATTAACAAATTATTTTTATTAGTATAAATGCTATTGTAATAAATAATAGTTAGGGAGGTAAAAATTATGCAAAAAAACATCACTAATGGTTTATTAAATGCTCGATTAGAATATGGATTAACAAAAGAATTTGTAGCTCGTAAAACCAATATTTCTGTAAAAGATATTTCTTTGATAGAGGAAAATATCTTAAAAGATTATGATATTAATAAACTTCAAATATTAGCTGATTTATATGGATTAACTAAAGAAGATGATGTTTTTTCTTGTAAAATTGAAACTCCTAAGCAAACTTTTATTGCTAGAAATTCTAAACGAATTAGTGACAATGATATAAATCAAATAAGAAAATTATATAAGTTACAAGCTGCATTAGGTTAGGGTGGAGAAGTAATGAATTTACAAGAATTAAGGGAGTTATCACATAGAGTTGATGATCCAAGAGAATTAGCTTTGTATGTTTTAAAAAACTATACACAAAGTGAAGATATCCATGCTAAAGTGGATATCTTTTTACTGTGTAGAAATTTAGAAGTTTTTTATATGCCTTTAGATTTGGAAGGTATAGATGGATTATATATTAATGGAAACAAAACTAAAAAAGCTTTTATTGGCCTTAATTCTAATCAGAAAATCAGAAGAATGAAATTTACTTTGGCACATGAGCTATGTCATCATATTAAAGATTATAGAGATGAAAATCATTTTACTTTAAAGGAGAAAACTAATAGGCGTACACCTTATAATGGACTTGAAAGTTTTGCGAATAGATTTGCTGCCGAAATTCTAATACCCCATAAAGAATTTAAAGCGAAATTACAAGACTATACTGCTAAAGGATTTATAGAGAAAAAGGATTTATGTAAATTAGCTGATTATTTTGAAGTTAGCTACTCTTCAATAAAAAAAGAGCTGAAACTTTCGGGGAAGAAATAATTGAAGATAATGATTATTTTCAATTAGATGAGAAGATAGATTTTAAAATAAAATTACAATATATTAATAGTTTACTTCATCAAGAATTTTTCGAACTAGATAAAATAAGGAAGAAATGTATAAAAGATATAGTGGAAAATGACTCGAGATTTGAAGGTGCTAATTTAAGTACAAATGAAATTTCAGAGTTACTATTTGATAAAGATAATTTGGATAAGACCAGTTTAACAGAAAATCAAGTTGAAATATTAGGATTGAATTATATTTATAATAGTTTAATGCATGAAAACAATGCACCTAATCAATACAAACTAAAGTCTTATTATAGTAATCTTTATAAATTTGCAAATTATGAAGTAATAGAATATCGTAAGTCAAATGCAATTATTACAGGATCAAACATTACAACAGTTCCTTTTGAAAAGATCGACACTGAAATGTACTGTCTTTTTAAAAGACATGAATCACTTTTTGATATATGGAACGATAAAACGGATATTAAAAATTTTAATGAATTGAGCGAATCACATCAAGGAATTACAAGCATTCATCCCTTTCCAGATGGTAATGGAAGAATGTCACGATTTTTATTAAACTGGGTTTTAAAAATTAATTCTTTACCATTCATGATTATTAGTTTAGACAAAAAGAGTAAATATTTAAAAGATTTGTCACAAGCAGACATTTGGAATTTTGAACCCCTCTCTTTTTTATTTATAGACTCTCTATATGATTCAATAAATACATTCATAACTAAATATAACGTATGAAAATACTATGAGGTTGGCGAAACCATTAACAACTGTGAAATAAAAATTTATAATATTACAATGATAATTATAGTCGTTTTATATTAATAGATAAAAGGAAGCGTGAATTTAATTGGAAAAGGATTTAGACTTAAATCAAATTAGAGAAATAATAAGACAAAATCATGGAGAGTTAATTTATGGTGATAAAGGAGTAGATACAGAAACTAAAAATGTATATAAAATAAAGATAGCAAATTCAAATGATGATGTGTTTGAACTTAAAGTAGAAGTTGAAAAATACGTAAATATTGAATTGTGGGGAATTGATATTAATTCAACAAACGAATATGGGTTGCCACAAATTTTCGCGCATTTTACTAAATTCGATGATTTAAAGAGCACTTTAATATCTCTTGAAATTATATAATTAATTGATTTTAAGTTTTAAATAGTAACATACTGACAATGTAAAATAAATAATTAAAATATTTAGTTATATTAGTAGTTTTTATGCTGAGAAACGTCCTGTGTTGCAGTGAGGAATTAGTTTGTGTAATTATGTATGTTAAAGTGTAAAATAGAATTTGTGAAAAAACTAAGTGAGTGTGTATATGTCTAAATTCTTTTTTTATAAGTGATATCTAATTCGGCAATTATTTTTAAGTATTAGTTTATAAACTATTACAATAAAAAATGATAAATAGGAGTATAAATATGGAAAAACATTTTACTTCACTTAAAGTAGGTTTATATCTTTTAATTTTAATTGTATTGCAGCCCATCGTTTTCAATATTTTGAATTTATACCGATCTAAAATCATAAGTATAATTGGGCACTTGATTTTTATATTAATAGGTATTTTATTAATTTATTTACACTCAAGATACAACAAAGATAAGAATAGCAATTAA